GGATCTTCCTCGTCAACTGCCGCTTCCTCGGCGGTGATGGCGTGCTTGGTTAGAGCGGTGGATTCAGTTGGAACCAGCACCCGATCCAGCGATGTCGGGAAGATGTTCGCCCCCGCCCTGCGGATCACGCTCATGTCGTCACGCTTTGCAACGATGGCGTTCCAGAAGTCGTCGGGAACCAGATAGCCTCCTTCGGAGTCATTCTGTCCCTGAAGTGCTTTCCCGGTCGCCAGAACGCTCTTAACCGCGGGCTCATTCTTCCAAAAGCCGATGGTCTTCGCGGCTGCATCCTTCATATCTGGCCCATATCCCGGTTTCCCGGTGCGGAGCCAATAACCAAAGGAGCTCATCCCGCCGTCGTTGTTATCCCCGAGTTCGATCTCGGTCGGGGTGAAAAAGCCACCCTTCCAGTTCGGCTGCTCTGCTTCCAGCTTGACGATTTCCTCTTCGCGGATTTCCTCCCGCATTTCTGCGAGACTCTTTGCCGCTTCGACTTCGGCTTCGCGCTCCGCATTGATCTCCGCCTTGGCTCGGGCCACGATTGAATCAGCACTAAAATCAACACTGATTTCTGTATCGCTCCCAGCTTCCAGAATTTCCAGGGCCTTGATCTTGGCCTGCAATCCTTCCGCCTTCGCAAGCATCTCATTGAGCTGCTTGGTCTCATCGGCGGTTGTACTTTCCTTGTCGGAAAGCGCCTTGATTTCCCCGCGCAGTTTTGCGAGTTCTTTCTTTAGCTTTTTCACTTTATTCCTCCAGTAAAAAGATGCGGGCTTTTAATTGCGCCCGTTCTGCTTCGCGTTCGGACTCTTCCGCCACCTTCTGCCTCTCGGCCTCATTGAAGGTCTCTGGCATCTCAAGCCCAGCCGCGTCAAACAGCGATTTGATCTGCTGAACCCCAAGAGTTCTAGGTTCAGCGGGAATAGGCGTAACGGCAAATTCTACAATCGGCCAGCGCGTAATCTTGCCCTGGCGATCGGAAGTTACAAAGGCCGGCGCTGTGCTAGATGAAAGACCAATCAGCCCGCGCTTTGCTATTTCTTTTACATATTCCAGATATTCCTTGCTGGTCTCAATCGTGGCTTCTATCCATATTCCCACATCGTCCATAGAGATGTTTTTGTTACTCACCAATCCGATAGGGTCTGGAATATGAGGAAGTTTCCCTGCCATCTCTTGAAATTGCGACGGGACTAAATCAGATATGTTCTTAGTATGGTTGTAGGTGATCGGTTTGACAGGAACCAGATCCATCATAAAATCTGTATTCTTATCAAAATAATCTCCCTCCAAATCACGACCACCAAAGACAACCCCGTAGCCTGCCAAGGTTATAGAACCATCGTCTTGTGACTTGATGTAAATCTTACCCGGTTCCTTTTTCATCTTCCCTCCAATGCTCGATCGACTACTTGCTTCACAATGTGGTTTATTTTTGGTTTCATTTTAACGACATCCTGGTCTGTATCCTTCCAACCAGTCTTCTTATGGTAGGTGATCTGTTCGACCGGGCTTTTTACCATAGGCCCATAGCTTGCATCATTGCCTATGATCCACGTTAGGCCGCCATGCCTTGATTGAACCGTCCAGCTCTGTCGCAGTCGCTCCGATTTCCTGTTGATCCCACGATAATAAGGCACTTCAATCTCGCCTGATCGCAACTTAGCAAAGAATCCCCTGCGCTGTTTATCGCTCCAGAACTGCGCCTGCGGCCTTCGGGATACCGGCGGCTCCTTGGCAACCTCCCGCTTTAATTCGGCCGCGCCAGCCTTCAAGCCAGTCTTTACGGGTTCAAGGGAACCTAGCTTCTTCATAATCTCCCGAAGCTCTCCTAACCCTTCAACCCTCATGCCACTAGCCAATGCGTTCTCCCACGGCCAAAAACTCATGTGCCTCAGAGCAACGACATCGCGGGTGCGCCGGAGGCCCCTCCGGGTACTCTGAGATCCACTCTTCAGACGGCAGTCCATTCAGCGGCGAGCATATCGGGCAGACCAATTCGTCCTGCGATGTCACCCAAAACTTCTTCATTCGTACACCCATTCTTTGCAGCTCCGCAATAAACGCTCTCTCGCCCTGTACTGCCGATCTTGTAACTTCGGTGCTTGCAATCATCTCCGCCCTTACGGGCCCAAAGGTTTGTGCAAGTGCGGCCCGCAAATCCCCGATAGTCTGCTGGTCTTCAAAGAAGGCTGATACCGCCCTCGATACCGCGTTTCGGGAAGTCTGATTGAGCCCCTGAACTAGATCGAAGGAGTATCCTTCGGCCCACGTGATCGCCTCCTGGTTGATAAGCCCCCAATCCACTCCAATAGGTTGAGCTGCAAGGATCTGTTCGGCGCTTTCGATATATATGTCTCGAAAGTGGCGGCTCATAGCCGCCTGCATCTCCACCCCCGATTCCTCCCAGAAGGTCATCGGTACATTGTTAAGGTTCGGGGGATCTCCTAAGAACTCAAGGAGTTGCCCCATTTGCGCCCGGAGAAGTTTCGCCGCTTCCTTGCCAACGATTCCCTCCCAATCCGCACGATCCGAAAAGTCGGCCACTATTCGTCCGAGCGTCGTTTACGTACAAAGAAATGACCCTCAGTAGCCGCGACTACCGCTCCCGTCCCAACCCATCGGTAATACCAGGCTCCAGCTTCATCTACGATTGCATCCACTAGATAGACCCCGTCCGTTCCACTCCCAACCGCAGGTGTAGTGACGACCTCCGATGGATCTGTCAGAGATAGGGTCGCGGTTGTGTTAGTCCCAGATCCCGAAATGGTAAAGGTTCCGGTCAGTTGGATTCCGTCGCCCACGTCGTAAATGTTAGCCACTACTGTCGCTCCCTCTCACGTGATAGATTCCAGAGTCGCCACCAACTGCCCTGTGTTCATCTGTATCACCGCCAACCCCCATAAAGACTGAGGCATCTGAAGCTGTCACATCTCCAATAACACTGACTACTCCTACCCCTATGTCCAATCCAACCGTCAGAAAGAACTTGATTGAGCCTGGAGCTGATCCTATTCCCAGAGTGATGATATTCTGTACGTCGGCCATTAACTAGCTCTTGTTATGCTCGTCGGATCGGTCGCGTCATCAAGAGTGAAAACCATCAGGCTTGTACTTCCATCGACTTTCTTCACCGTGACCGTCGTGCCAGATACCGCTCGCTCGCTCAAGAATTGCAGGAGCATGTAGAGTGCTTGTTCTCGCGTGGCAATCGCTCCATCAGCGGAAACTGAGTCGGCCATCTGTGTCGTGAAGGCAGTGTCAACCTCTGCGTTTACTTGGGCCGGCGTCGCCAGTAGCGCGTGGGCGGTATCCATCTCGGCCTTCGTCGGGCCGGCGTAATCAGCCAGAGCCGTATCAGCCTCTGTATTGATCTTGGTCATGTTGACCAATGACGTCTCGGTCAACGACGACATTCCGGCCGTGTTATCGGTGATCGATCCAATACCACGTACGCTGACGTTCGCGTTGACATTGCAATTGGCGTTAAAAATGACCTGACCGATGCCTTCCCACGTGACGTTGTGCGAAGCTGACAGCGCCTTGAACTCCAACCCGCCGCTGTAATGCCTTACCGATATTGTGCCGGCCGCACCCGTTGCAATAATTGCAGGAGCAGCCGTGCCCGCGACCAGCGAAAAGCACTGGTCGAACACATTGTCGTTGCTCGCGTCTACCTCAATCTCGTCAACGAATCCGCATCTCTCAGCGAAGATGTGAAGCGTCGTAGCACCTGCGCCTGGATCTTGAAGCGCGCAGTCGCGTGCGGTGACCCTGCCTGCGCCGCCCTGCGTACCTTCGAGCGTCAGATTTCGGAACAAGGATCTGCTCACATCTTGGCTTCCGAGATTGACAATATTATCGGACACACTACCTTTGCCTATGAACTCCCAATCAATATGTGTGGCCGCGAGTGTGATGTCGGAGTTGCCTTCGATGTAGTAAATGTTCATGCCCAATTCATCGGCCAACGTACGAGCGGCAACGAACGTCGAGACAGGATTGATCTCAGTTCCATCTGTACCGACGACGGTGCTTGTATTCGCTGCTCCGCTGTCAATGAAAATGCCTGGACCGTCAGGACCGGCGTACACACCAAGCGCCACTGCCCAACCCGCGGTCCCCTGCGTGTCGTGATCCTCGATAGCCTCATCCCAGTTATCATCGACCAGTTGTGCGCTGGTAGCGGTTGCAGACAGAAGGACGCCCGACGTTCCAGTGTCGTCCAGAATGGCCTGAACTAATCCGAAGCTATCGCCCGACTGCGGAGTGTGGTTCGTGAGCGTTGTAACGGTAGCGACCGTTTGAGCTCCAGCTATCTGTACCCCAGAAGTTCCCGTATCATCAAGAACGGCTTGCACCAGCGGGAAGCTGTCACCTGATTGTGGGGTGTGATTCGTTAAGGTCGTTACTGTTGCCACCGTCTGTGCTGAAGCGATCTGCACCCCTGCCGTTCCCGTATCTGCCAGTGTAGCCTGCACATAGTTATCGACCGTTGTGAATCTTGCCGGGTAATCGTCCTGTTGCATCTCATCCGTATCGGCCAGGATCAATGCAACGTCTGTGTCAGGCGATGCCCCAGAAGCCATCAGGAACTCATAGGTGTCTTCCTCGACTACCTGAAACTCGCGCCACACTGGAAGGGCTCCGGTTCCGTGAATCGCCACAATCAGAGGGCCAACGGTGTTCGCATCCGTTCCGTTATAGGGAACGTCATACCACCCGAACTCATCGTGAGAAGCAGAGGTTCCGCTGTCTTTCTGGGCAAAGTTTCCCCCGAGCTTTGTTAATCTGACCGCGCTCTGGGGGATAGTCAGACCCGTCTCGGTGGTCTTGCCATCGGTCTCGTCTAAGAACGGTCCTATCTTGAGAGTCCCGCCTGTGGATTGTTTCAGGATAATCATTAGCCAACCCTTCTCCGGTACATCAGATCCATCGATTGAGGCATTGCGTTAGCCCCCACCGCAGCGTCTGCTTCTGCATAGGCGACCATGAATATCCTGTCGGCTATCCAGTTTTCCATCTTCCCTACGTCCTGAGCCGTTGCCTTGGGCGCAGCCACATCAATGTTGATTCTGTCTGCTATCCAGTTCTCCATCAAGCCAGCGTCTTGGTATGCCATCAGCTCACATCAAAGGTATCAAAGAATGTGGCGAAGTTGCCGCTGGTAGCTGTGTTTAGGCTTCTCAGTATCACAACCACATAGGGCGGATTGGCCGCAGGCGTCAGAGTGGTAGTTAATGTGTTGAACTGGGATGCCGCTGCCCCATCCGTAGTCACATCGTCTGCAACTCCTGGTTGTCTGATAATCATCCTCGGATTCGTTCCTGCGTAGTCCGCCTCTCGGTGTACCTCACAAGAGAAAGTTGTAGAAGCATTGGTGGTGGGAACGTATATCTGGTGATCGCCTGCGTCCGCGAGCTTGAGAGATACGCTCCCGGCGTCAACGGTTCCCGTCTCGCGCTCGCCTTCTCTAAGTTGGATTCCGCCCCATGAGTTTTTGGCTGCGGTTGAGGGGCGAAAGATTCCATAAAGGTCTTCTGTCTGTTCGTTAGAACCCACTATGCGCCCCACTCCGCTATGTTCGCTCAGTTCACCATAACGCCACGGCAGCATAAAGCCATCCTTTAGAAGCGGAGGAACGAACAACGGCGGATACACTACGCTGTTTGCACCCGTATCAACATTTGATCTATCCCCGCTCCCGTTCTCCCAAAACGTGTTGTAGTCCTCTAATACATCGCCAGTTGCCGTTGCTTCGATTCCGAAATTGTCGTGGCCGCTGATAATACAGTTATTGATTAGTACCTGATGGCTTGCATTGGGCGCTCCTTGTATATCAATGCCATCGTCCATCGACCCCATAATTGTGCAGTTCCTAATGATCGAATCTCCAGCAAAATCAATGATGATGGAATCGTCGTTCCCCCCAGAGCCTATAAGTAGGCAGTTGTAGATTTCAAATCCGGCATTGTCCACCGCGGAACCAACATCAAAACGAATGTTTGCGCCTCCATTATTGTAGAAGACAGACCTGCGGACGACCCAGCTCCGAGTCGAAGCGTGGACAGCATAGATAGCAGTTCCTCCGTTGTCGTGAAGTACGCAATCCTCTATCGTCCAGTTTGTAGAACCAGAGTCTGCTCGAATGCACGTTGAAGAGGACATATCCATCGAAAAGCCTCGAAATGTTCGGTAGTCAATCCCCGAACCATCGTTGATGCAGTTACCTCGCGCCATAGATGTGTCATTGTCGCTCCCGGTAATTCTGACTTCTCCGCCAATGCCATCGGTGTTTTCTCCAGTCACGTCCCCAATGTAGGTAATAATGTTCCCCGAAGTACCGTCCACGTCGCACGTTAAGTCCTCCCGATATACTCCCGGCCCCACGTACACTGTATCGGCGGCGGCAACAGGCTCATCCTCAGCCCCATTCAGGGTCAGGAAGCGATTGCCCCAAGAGAGGCCATCATTGACGTCGTTTCCGCCGGGGCCTACGTAGTAGGTAGCCATCAGTCGCCAGGTGAGGTCAGTCCCTCGCGCCTAAATCCTGACAATATGCCCAGCTCATAAAGAAAGTCCTCAGCTTTATCGGCATCCAGATCGTCTAGTCCCTGCGGGAATTGAACATACGCATGCTCAAATGCCGGGTCAGTAGTTCTGGCGGGAACATCGGCCAACGTGGTTCCGAAGTAATGCCATTCTTTGCTACCGTCATCAAACACGACAAGCGCCTGGAAATACATACGCTTAACGTTTCCTACGGATTCAATTTGGTCCGTGAACATGCCTTCTACGTGGCTAATAGTCATCAGTTACTCCACCTCCATCCAGAGGATGTCGTCGCCAGCTTCTTCACGGATACGCCTTCCAAGCCTCAGCCGCGCGCAATATCTCGGTTACGTCTCGGGGTGCTTGCGCGACCTCTAATTGCCCCTCAATGGATCGCTTCAGCGAGAGCGGAATGTGCTCGGTGTTGAACTCCCGCCGCTCCCGCCCGTTCTTCATGCGGTTGATTTCAAATCGTTCCCATTGCCTCAATTCCTGTATCAAATCCTGCTCCTGTGCGAATACCGGGAACTCTCTCCGTGGAGGTTCAGCGGCAGGCACAACCTCCAGCTCTTCGGCTGCGGCCACACGATCTTCTATCCCCTGTCTCACCAATATCGCGTGACGTTCGGCCTCGATCAGTTTGTCCTCAGCCATCACCTCCAGCTTGTCGAAGCGCCATTTCATCTTCAGCCCCGGTTGAAACTCATCAAATAGCTCTGCCTCTAAAACGCCGCTCATGTATTCGCATCGGGGCTTCAGGGTGTTGTTGTAGAGGAACCTCAGTTGAGCCGCGGAGGTCGCAAAGTTGGCCGCTTCCCAGGCCCCCGCCAATGCAGGAGGCACTCGGAATACCGCGCATATATCTCTACGCACCCCGTCCATGAGTTCCTGCATAGCGAGGTCTTTAGTGGGGTAGCCGATCACGGTCGGCTTCATGCCATGCGTTGTCCATGCGGTCTTGTGCTGTTTCTTTGTCCCGCGGAACCATCTATTCCATGTGTCCCTGAGCTTCGAAACTTCCTCGCTATCCATCGGCTGATCGGTCGTGAACACCAACGGGGGGATAGCGTAATTCTTGAAGAAAGCCGCGGTATATTCCGCGGTATTGATTCCTGCACTCGCAGCAGCCATCGCGACGGACAGCTTCGAGAGTCCACCCAGGTCATTGAGCGGGTCGTACTCTCTGAAATAGATCACATCCTCCCTGGCATAAAATCTCGGTGATTCCCCGGATAGATTCAGCTTCCATCCCTCAATCCCAGACGAGTCAGCAACCATCTCCATGAGAGCAGGATTCAATCGGAACAATCCTCTAGGTCTGCCACCCGCCCCCGATCGTTCCTTCAACCAATAACCCCTGCCGTAGATGTTGAGATCCGATTCCCCTGCACGGATAAGATCGTTCCAGTTCAGCTCAGGGTTGACCTCATTCAACAAGGTGACAAGCGGGTGTCTTGGCGCAAGCGGCGCATCCTCGTCCGTCTCAGGGACAATCTCCCAATCAATCATCGCCATCGCATCAGCCCTGATGGTGATGCAGGCATAGGTCCACACTGAACTTGTATATATCTTCGCCAGCTCAGTCGGGCTCTGCCCCGTCTCTCCCCATACCTCGTCAGCCTGCCAGCCGGGGATCGTGACGATCGCTTTGTAGTCCCGCCCATCAATACGGCCCAGATCAATGACGCTCACGAAAGCACCATGACCGGAGTACCTATCAACAGGAGATCAGTCATCGCCCATACCATCGCATCCATTCGATCCGGTGAGTCCTCGCCCGGAACCCAGGTACACATTTGGTCTTCCAATTCTGGGAACGATCCGACATGATGGATTCTCCCCTGCTCATACATTGCCGCAATAGGCTCCGCTCTGGTGTGTTTCCCACGGGATGCCCTTATCCGTTTGACGTTCACCGCCACCTGCATGTTCTTAGCCGCGATTCTGATCGTTGACTCCACCATTTCCCCGCCGTTGTTATCTTCCGCAATAATCAGATCCGCCTCGTGATCCAGATAGGCATTGATCGCTGCGGTTGCCCATCCTTCCGGGGAAGCCCTGAGCGTCTTGTCCTCTATCACGTATCCCTCATTCCCCACCTTGCCGGCCACAACGATTCCGGTTTGGTTGGCCTCATCCCCTGATGTAGCCGCGGGATCCACCCCTACAACCACCCTCGCCAGATCGGGATGCTTCTGTACTCTTGGCGTTTCAATGTCAGCCCGAGTCCATAGCGCACCGGGAACTTCGTCTAAAAGGATCGCCTCGAGCTCTTGCTGGCCGAGGCGTGTTCCTTCGTACTGCCTGATGATCTGGTCTTTGAACGTCGGGGCGAGGTTGTGAAGGTTCTCATAGGTAGTTCCCCTAACGACGACAACATCCTCACCATCACGTTCCAAGAGCCCACGAATGAGACTGATCGGCCTTGGTGTAGTGGTGGTAACTATCCTCGGCTTTCGTCCGATTCTGAGCCCAAGCATAAGGTTGTCCCATGCTTCTTGTGCATATTTCCAGGTAGCGAGTTCGTCAGCCCATGCAAGGTCGTGTTGTGGCCCCCTCAGCTCATCGGGCTTTTCTGCTGAATAGGTTTTCGCTATGGCTCCATTCGGCCAAGTCAGTTTTCTTTTAGAGGGTTCGTAGATTGGTCGAAACCGGGGCGGAGAGATTGCCAGTATTCCAGATTCGCCCTCGACCATTACGTCACGCACATCGCTGGTGATTCGACCAACAAGCGCGATACGGCGCGCCCCATGATTCTCAACTTCGTCTCGGATGTACTCAGCGCCAGTGCGTGTCTTGCCAAAGCCCCTCCCGGCCATGAGCAGCCAGATTGTCCAATCACCCTCGGGTGGGAGCTGTTTACTTCTTGCCTTTAGTGTCCACCGATACCTCAGTTCCGTTGCCAGTTCTCGTAACCTCTGCTGTTTCGGCTTCGGCAACGATTGAAATAAACTCATTGACAACTTCGGTATCGGTGAGGTTGTGTTTGTGCTCAATGGTTCCTGAGTGCTCCATTCTTTGAACGAGCGCACCGTGGTTCCTCATCAGGAGATCAAGGCCCCATTCGCGATCCCTGATCTTAGCTTCGGGATCTTCACCCGACGCTATATGCACAATGCGGGCTAATGTCTGATCAAGGGACATAGCCCGCTTCTTGTATTCCTTTTCGATTGCTTCTAAGATCGTAGCATTTGATAGCGCGCGGATAGCGGCTACATTCGCCCCTCTCTCTGAGTAGCCAGCGCGAATAGCGGCCTTTGTTCCATTGAAGTCTTGGGGATACTCAAGCACAAAGGCCCGCTGCTTCGCGGTGAGCTGATCCGCCATGCAAAATACTATACTACAAATGTGGGGGGTTGCAAAATATCTTACATAGATGCGGGGGTGGGAAGTTGCAGATAGGCAGGCAGCCTACTTAAATTCTTACCGTGTCAATCGTCGCACCGCTCTCGTTCATAAAGTAGACCAGGGAATTCCAGAGCAGATACGTCTCGTAGTCCCGGCTGTCCACCTCCGTGTTGCGATGCACTGTAACTCGTAGCCAACGCGTGCGTGGGTTCTTCTCCCAATCCCACCCCTCATCCAGTGGGTCAACGTCACCTACATTCGTGTATGACTTTAGCTGCTTTGTTAGCGCTTGCAGCTCCTCCCGTGAGTCCAAGAAGTACTTCTCTCGGATTGCCGTGTCGCACTCCGTTAGGTGGATTATGCGACGCTCGCTGTTCGATATTACCTTCATGTACATATCTGTCTACCTTTCTGTCTATCTGCCTGCCTATCTACCTAAATAATACTATGGGTATCTCATCCTTGCGGTAAGGGTTTCCGATGCCCCGATTCCTTCCCTTCCGAATCGCTGCTCGGCTTGATCGTCCCGACGTAAATATATACCGAGTACCTCCCGAAGATGATGAAACTTAACACCCGCCTTAGCGAGGCGTAGCCAGTACTCGTAATCTCCAGCGGATTGAAATTGCGGATCAAAATATCCGTACTTTTCATGTAACGATTTCCTCCACATCGGCATCGGCCCTAAGAAGCACTGCTGCAAGAGCTCTTTGTGTCCACCCTCGGCCCATCGGAAATATCCTTCTCTCCAGGCCGAATTGAATCCACCTTCTAAGCTCTCCACAATATCAACGTCGGCATAAACTAGGCCAACCTCCGGGCGTTTATCCAGTTCGTGGGCGAGCTTGAAGATCCCATAATCGGCCAGTCGGTCGTCGGAGTTGGCGTTGGTGATGTACTCGCCCTTCGCTGCTTTGATGCCGAGGTTCCAAGCTTTGTATATCGTCGGAACATCAGGCGTAATAACATAGGTGTCTATCAGCGGATCACAAAGGTTCTCAGCAATTTCCAGCTCCTGACTCCAGTCCTCCGCAACGACTACAATCTGCGGCCTGAGCGTTTGAGCTTTCAAGTTTTCAATACGCCCCTCAAGATACTCCTCGCAGAAATAGGCGCTGATGATCGCGCTAACTTTCATCTAGCTCCAGAACTGCGTTGATAAGTTCTTGCTTGACCATAAGATCCAAGCTGCGTACTCGTTGTACAAAACGCTCATGACGGAGGGGCGTTACCCGCCTCGCCAGCTTCCACCACCAAGAATACAAGCGTTGCTTGGCTTCGGTATATGCTTCCCAAGACGGAAGCGAATCCATAGGTACTCGTAATCCTATGTTTTTTGACAGCATAAGAGAATGCGCCTTTATGTCTATGGCGAACTCTTCTGGTACCAAATAACCGCCTTCGCTCATTTCATCTCCTCGCAAATATCGTGCTGTGCGTTGTCCATTCCGTTCCGATCTGATAAGGCTCAACCACCATCTTGTCGCGGTTGACCCAATCCAACTGATAGCCGGCCTCCTTCAACAGGTTGGCGGTGATGTCGGGCGCTTCCTTGATGTTGTGGCCTGAGTGAAATTCGATGATCCAGCTCTCGACGTTCATCGTCTCAAGCGCCTCGGGGATCACCACATATTCAGACCCTTCGATGTCCAGCTTGACCACCTCGGCCTTAAGGTCTACATCCTTCAACCTCAGCGCATCGACCTCGACTCCTCCCTCCTGGTTAATCATCAATGCGCCATTGGGGTGTCCGTCGTACCTGACCTTCCCTTTTTCGTTCCAGAGCGCGGCGGTCAACATCTGCCAGGGCTTGAAAGAGTTAAGCACCAGATTGACCTCGGCTGCGTCCATGTTGGGGTCGTGTGTATCAATCAGCGAAAGTCGATGCGGGTATTGAGAAGCTAAGACGACTGAGTAATGGCCGTGATGCGATCCAGCGTCCACTACATTCTTTCCCTTGATGGCGATGTTGGCCGCGACCCATCGGTATTCAAGAAGCACATAATTCTTGGGCGGGTCGTACCAGTCCCGCGCTTGTTCGGTCGTGATGTAGAAGTCCAAATCTGAGAAGCCGTGTTTGATGATATAGGGTTCCACTGGTTTATCTACCTTCCTTGGACGTATAACGCTGTCGCATTTAAGTCCTATCTCGATCATCTTGGGTGATGGCAATTTGGTGCTCCTTCCACGCTGCCTGAGCGCGGGTTCGGTAATGCCCTTCGGGAATGTGCCAAGCAAAGTTGCCATCTTCAAGGGTGTAGCCGCAACGCGTCACCCGCCCCCCCACACGCTGAGGGCGAAGAAAGACAGGATTCCACTTAGCCGACAAATGTTCCGGCGTTCCCATGTAATAGAGTCCTCTTTCATTCGTGCCATGCCCAGGCTCAAACATCTTCCAGCTCGGCGCGCATTTCTGCGTCAAACTTGGCTTGTTCCTTTTTCATTCGCTTCCGCCACTCCTCAGTATGGACAATGCCCCGCGCTCTCTCTGTGTTGTATTCTGCTAGCGCGGCAAAGCGGTACTCTTCGGTAGGTTTGAGGCTAAATGGAAACTTCATCCCAACACCTTTCGATAATCATCAAAACTAGAAAAGTCGTGATAGTAGGCCATCATAAAAGTCTCGAAACCTACTTCAGCAATCGCCACATTGAACGCATCGGTGTGTTCTTTAAGATACGTCTCGCGGATAACGTTCATCGCGGCGCGAGGCCAACCAAGAAGGCCCCAAGCCTGACGCTCCTTTCCTTCGTTCTTGGAGTTCTTGTCATCGATCCAACCGCCATCCTCGTCCTCCCCCCAAACGCCAAATTTCTGTCCCTCAGTGGTGTCAAATAGGCCAATCTGGAATACGTCCTTATCAAACACGCCCCCTTGCGGGAACGCATCCAGCGGGAATACCGTATCGGGCATGGCGAACAGGTAGTAGTCGGAATCCCATGTAATTGACTTGAGCCCGGATAGAAGATTGTCACCTTCTTGAAGGATGAATGTCGCTCCGTATCCGTCAAGAGCTTGCGCGTGTTGCATGATCTTCTCGGGCCTTGTCAGCACGATCACGTTGTCGCAATGCTGCTGAAGGATCGTGACGGTATTCCCTAAAAGAGATCCCCCATTCCACGGCAATAATTCTTTTAAGAGTCCACCGAAGCGTTCGGCTTTGCCGGCGGCTGGAACTATGCCGATCATTCTTCCTCCAAGAGTGCCAGTACGTCGGAGCTTACCTCGTCTCGCCATGCGTAATCGACGGCAGTGTCCAGCACCTGCGCCATCGCACCCAACTCCTTCACTGCACGGACTAATAGCATCCCGTTATAGCGTATCTTCTGCGCGTCCCAGTGAATTGCAGAGCCGCGCATTGCCATTACTTCCTCTATCTCGCTCAATGTCTTCATCAATCAAACACCCTCCAAGCTGGAATTATCCCTATCATCCATCGCCTCCAACATTCTTAATCTGGCAACTTCACTAATGGACATCCTGCCTTCGGGCGCGGTCCTCATAAGTGCCGATGCGTCACTTTTGGTTAATCGGTAACTGATTAACACGGTTTTCTTTTCAATGTATTTAGCTTTGCGGTCCTCGGGCATCGTTGCCCTCCAATACTAAGGTAAGCAAATATCGAATCGTATATGAGATCGTCGGGTGTCCAAGCTCCTGCTGTATCGCTTCAAGACGATCCCTTTCTTTTTGCATCACCCGAAAGTGAAGCGTTGCCGTGGCTCTTTCCTCTTCGGGCTTATAGCGACCCCTCTGAGTGGTCAATTAAACACCTTCCAATCTTCGTGTTCACCGATCTTGATTTTGTGCTTCTCTTCCAGCCTGATCTTGTTCGCTGCCCTGATTTCGGGGTAGCCTGGGATCCCCCATCTTGTTTTTCCCCAGAAGTGTTTGAAAGGCAGGTTGCATTTCTCGATGGAGATGCCTAGATGCTGCGCCCTTATACAAAAATCCGCGTCGTCAAATCCGCAAACCTCGAACTGCTCATCGAACCTTCCGACCATATCCCAGACATGCTCCGAGATCGCAAACAGCCAGAGGCCCAACCAGCGGAACCCCTTGAAAACGATTAATTGATTTCCATAAAGCGCAGAGGAGTTCATCCATTCAAGCTGCTCGATGAATGGCCCCTGACAGAGAACGTCGTTATTTAAGACGATCGTCCAGTCGGTGCTTGAGACTTCCATGCCCAGATTGATCGCCGCGCTGTATGGCACTCTCTCGTCCAGGTGGATCAGCTTGTAGCCGTGCCCGGAGGGTCCGTGGGGATAGCGACCGAAGGACTTGTTGTCAACCACGATAATGTTTACAGAAGGTTCGTGCTTCTGGATCGACTCAATCAAGGGGAAGGTGAACTCCTCCCATTGGTCGATTCCGACGATGACTACTGACGTATCCATTTGCTCTCCAATATCTCGCCCGCCGCTTCGCTTATGGCCTCGCCCATCTCAATCATGGCTCTGCCCGTTGTCTTAACGTCTCCCACAAGTTCATCAACACAGTCCAATAAGTCCAGACTGAATTGTCGCCAAGGTTCGCTTATCGGTTCGTGAACCGGAACCCGTGCCATGACATTCTTGGCGTGCTGCATGTGCGTGATGGTCTGGTCGGGAAGATTCAAATGGCGATCAACGATCTTATTGATCTTTGTATATAGACCGTCAATGTGCTTTAGGGCCTCATCTCGTTCACTCATCTTTCCAATCTCCCTTCTCGAATACTGCGACGTTCATCGTAGCTTTTGTAACTGGTCCGCGGCGTAGCGATTGACTATGTTGTCTTCATAATCAATGTGAATAATCGGCGTATAAAATCCTTCATCGTCAGGCTCGCCCCATTCAAATATAAGACGATTGCCATCCCTGTCTCGAGTAGCCCAGCTTTCCATTAGTTCGGGCGTCATCTTCACCTTGCGAAAGACATCACCTTCAGGCATCGTTCCAATCTCCCTTTTCGAATACTTCTAAAGCTGAATTTGGAGTCACATTAATAATCTGACGCCCGTCCTTTTCAAAAGCTTCCCTCGCCATCTGGTAAGCCTCCTCCGATTTCTTTAGGTCAGGCGCGTTCCATTTGGCCCCATTGGAAAAGTAGTTCTCATCGGCATGATTGAGGTCCGGCCCTTGGGCTATAAGTTGTTCGTTCGGGCTCCCCTCGAACCTGTAGCGGTGATCGACCCCGACCAATATGACCTTAGAAAAGCCCATGTAGTAGGCGAGCTGCAAACAGACGAACGTGACTGTATGCCCTTCGTAAATCTCTTGAGTGGGGTCATCAAAAAAGCGTTGAGCTCCCGAGGAAATCAGCGGGACAACGGCCGGCTGTTGTCCTAAAGCCGCGCCGCTGACATAGGCACCCCTTAAGAAGAATCTTAGTACCTTGCCTTTGTATTGCTGGAGCATCTCTCGCCCGAACTGATCCAGCACTAACGGATTGACTGCCGCGTAATAGGTTGGGTGAAATCCCTCCAGGTGACGGATAGCATAAATTCTGTTCGTGCCGAAGGTCGGGTACTTCTTCAAGAAGTCGATCGGGACTTCTTTAAGGGAAGGGCCGTTGCCAATGATGATACAGGTCTCGCCCTTGTGTTTGTCCTTGAGGTCGCCCCATTTCTCTTCGGCCTCCTGGTGGGATGCCTGCCAGTGTTCCTCCCCAATCCAATCAATAGTCTGATGCGGCGCGACCAGCCCCATATCGGCGTGCATCTTTATTCCAGCCGCCATGCAGAGCGTTCCGAAATACCAATCCTCCCCCAGAAGTATGTCTGACTCGTCCTCATACATCATGCGGAACCACGGATAGTGATAGTCTTTTTCTTCCAGCTCCGTAAAGACCTTGCGTTGGATGCACAGCGCAGCGGCCCCAACAATGTCCCACTCGAACACCCCCGGAGTCCAGGTAGCGGGTTGGAAAGATCCATCACCATCAATCTTGTAGGCTTGCGGATCGAAGGGGTAACTGCGGCGAAAAGCTAAAGCCCCAACGATCGGGAGCTTATGGGAAAGAAGTCTATGAACTGTCTCCGGCTTGTGCGCGTGATCCGTGTCGAGCATCGTCACCGTCGATTCGGGGTGCTGCGTCATTTCACAGAACTTCTTTGCGATCCGATTCCGCGCAAAGTCCACCCGCGCGTAGGGGTGTCTGATCCTGCGGATCCCGTTCATCGCGTTGTAGGCCGATATATCCTCTCGAATATCGACAACCTCGGCCGCGATGTAGCGTTCGTTCAAGAAGGCGAAGTAGTGCTCGGGCTGTTCCTCCCGCGTACGCTGAGGCCGGCGCTTACGTTTGCTCAAGTGCTTCTTCCTCTCCTGCTAGAACCTTATCTCTCCACGCACGCAGATTCTTCTTCACAATTGGCCCCGGCCCACCGAACCTATAAATGCTCTCAATACTTATGGCCGCATTGGGAAAATGTAGCCAAACAGTCCCGTCGCTGATTCGTATTTCCAATCCCTCCATCTTGGAGAGCCTTGCTTCGAGGGCGGCTTCGGTAGCGGCATTCTCCATCATCTGAATTTCGCCCTGTTCAATACATTGGTCAAGCTCCCGCTGAAGACTATCGAGGGCGTCAAGCAGAGGCTCAATGTCGGAGACATATGCCTCAAATTGTTCGTCCTCTCGCCCCGCTACTTTGACCTCGTTTATCGCTTTCCGCAAATCAATTCGAGATTCACTCATCACTCTCTCCTGCTAGGGCCTCTTCAAGCCACTCAATCATGCTCTCGTCGGTATGTCTCCCATCCGCATCGTATCCGTGAAGAACAGCAATTACGTTTCTTGCTGCCTCCTCCATCCTGGAGAGCCTTGCTTCGAGGGCTTCTATGTCGTCGGCCACATCGCCTAGTGTATTTTCCCCACACCGTAGACTTCGCACATGCTCACTCAGTTTGTCACTCATTTCAACACCAAAACAACGGCGATGATTACCAACCATAGCAACCCGCCTAGGCAACAGCCGTTCCGGAACCCGATCAGTGTTCTCATATCTCCTCCACTTACGAAACTAAGCCGGCTCGTAGGTCGCGACGAATATGTCGGGTTTACAGGGATAGATTTCCCCTTGAACCCCCAGAATGATCCAATCGCCTTGATCGGCGCGCATGATACCTTCCAGTGTTTTGATTAGTACGTGGGGCTTGTCGCCGCCTAGCCCATCATGCTCCCTTGCATTGCCAAGCTTGGTGCTGTCTCCAATACCAAGTGATGCGCGCCACCAGATGGGCGGATCGTCCGAAGGCCACTGAAACGCATCTATCACTACTGGCTTCTTTCTAAACTTCATACTTCCTCCACTTCAATTCACCCTCAGCTTCTTTGCTTTCGCCTTCAATGCTTCGTAGCGTTTGAGTCCCAACTTCTCTGTAATCCATTCGTGAAAATCCAAAGGATTTCTATGTGCCCACATATGGCAGCCAAAGTCGAGAGCCAAGGCGTTCTCGGGGTCGTGCCGCGTCGCTTTGAATCGTCGGCTGAAAATATGCGCCGCATGAAGGCCGCGCGATTTCGGCAGGTACTTTTTTTGGCATCGCTGGCAAGTCCACTTGTCGCGATCCTTAATGAGCTTCGCGAATTCAACGTCTTTCTTGGAGAGCTTCACTTCTCCAACAGCCAGTCGGGGAGGGCGTCTATTGCATCAACTATGTCTTGTGTCCACTTGGGAGACTTGCCTAATGGCCCAGCCGCTTGCAATAACTGAAGCCGCACAACAGCAGGCTTCGCCGCTCTCGCCACCTCCCGTAAGGCTTCGATGGTTTCCATGAGACTTATAAAGTCAGGCGCGCCACAGTGAAAGTGGAACGGTTGCCCAACAGCATCTACCCCCATCTGCAACATGCGTTCGTGCTCTTCCTTTGTGTCTATCATTCCGCCTCCATAATCCATCTCAGGTCGTCCAGGTAGTACATCTCGTCCATGATCCGACCGTCTGGATAAATGCCCCTGGTGTACTTGCACCCAGGCCAATTCCGACAGCCATAAAAAGGATCAAAGTAGCGCCCCGGCTTAGGAACGCGCTTGATCATTATCGCCCCGCACTCGATACAAAAGATGTGCGGTCGCCAGACCCTAGGCCGATCTCTTGAGGGCAGTCGAAGTTTCATTTGCTTCGTCACGCAAACATCCGTCGCTGTGCTACCTCTACGTTCTGCCCCAGTAAATCCCGCTGCTTCCTCAAGCCCGTCATCATCTGCAAGGCCCTCGATCTTTGCTCCCGATAAAAGTCCTCAAACTCATCATAGCTTCCTAGCATCCAGTAACCCTGCCAGCCAGACGAGCTCATAATCCTGGCCCCGCGTTCGCTCGTCTGACGTAGGTTCTCGATCGCCTCCCTTATGGCCCGATCCCCTACTTTCTGATCGATCAGGAGATTGACCTCGTAGACCAGTCGATCCCTTGAGAGGGCGGAGCCTTTGGTGCGTCCTTCTAAGAGCTTGAGGATTGCAAGCTCGATGTCATTCACGTTTAAGTAGTTCCATTGCCTTGCTGATAGCAAGACGCTCTTGCTCTAGCTGCTCATAATAGACGACTCGGGCCTCTTCCGGCCATGCTTGAAGTAGCCGATTTCTGAGAATTTCTCGCAAGCGTTCGACAGGTAGGGCCTCAACTTCCCATGCCCTAGCCCCATAGCGAGCTTCGTATCTTGGCGTTCGACTATCGGTTGGCTTAAGATCAAGATGTGGTAGACCTTGAGCTTGTTCCCAAGTTAGGGCTATTCGTTCAACTTCCCAGGACACTCCAAAGTCGTTTATCAAGTTTGTTTCCAAACTTTCATCAATCACCATACCGCTCGGATCGTGATCACCTATGAACAAAACCCGTTCAACGTTTGTGTCCAAATTGAGGGCAACCTTGCGAATGTGCGAAAGCCCGGAGAAACCACGCCCAGAAACCAGCGGACAAACGAAATCCCTAGCAAGATCCTCTACTGTCGGAACAATTGTGTCTTTTTCGACCCAAAGCAAACACCCGTGTTCGGCCATCGGCGTGTAATACAAATGGGCATTCTTGGCGAAGTCCTCTAGATTTTTCTCGGTGAAATTCCGCTGATAGATTCGCCCAACGTCGGTTATCCATTCCCACGGAATAACATCCCGGCGACGACCCTTTTCTAGTGCAGTTTGAATGGCCTTATAGGATCGACGCTTGGTATCCTTAGTGTCTGGCGGAAGCCACCCTTCAGAGATCGCCACATAATAGACTTGACGGACAGTCTGTGGATAAAATGCGGACAAGACCTTTGCCGCCCAATCTATTCGCTCGTTCAGTGATTTGCTACCAGTAGTCATTGGTTAAGCTGCGGGGAAGGTTCAGCGGACTTTGCTGAACCAAGCCGTAGCACCTGTTCAAGATTCATTAGCCATTCGTTCTTCTTGCTCAATTGTTATCAATACAACTGTTGCGTCACTCGCTAATTTTAGGCAGGCTTCCGCATAAGAATAGCTGTTGTCTTCTGCGTGTTTTTCAGCGAGCTTGAGCATTGCGACAATGAAATCTGAATATGTTAGATCGGGCACATTCTTCATAACTCATCCCTCCTCATTTCGGGCGGTTTTTTTCAAACGCTTGCAACGCTAGTCCCTTTCGGGTGTGGCCCAGGCCCTTCAATTTACCCTCACGTTGCACCCCATACTAAGGTCAAGGAGCGGTCGCTCTTCGGAGCTTTTCTTCTCTGGGATCGTGTCTCGGTGGCCGCAAGCAAGAGGTCACGCGGCCATATTAGGAGACTATGGCCGCGTAAGTTGTTCCTTAAACGACTTACGCCCACTGCGCTGGCGGTATGCGGTGGAATCGAGGGTTGCCCTTCGGCTTTCCGCAAGCCCACCAGCGCGGTAGGCGTAAATGTATGCGCGAATAACGCATGGCCTCGATTCCATAATCTAATCATAATCCTAAATCCTTTCGGTATCAAGCGTCAATCGCCACATTTAGGTGAACAGCTACAACACGCCCCACATGCGCGGCATCACGGTTCGAAATCAAGCCAACCGATGAGTCGGCACAGCCATGCAAACAGCCATCCCAAATGCCGTCCGCGAAATTCTTGCGACAAGAACCCCCCAGGTGCTCTCCAGTAATAAAAGTTAAACTCGCCCGCCCAAACCAATTTCATTTCAGCATCTCCTTTACGGTTTCCATGCGACCCCCTTGTAAGTCTCAACCGGAAGCCAAGCCTTCGCTCGCTTCTTGTCGTCAAGGCCAACCGTCTTAATCTTCAGGCGTTTCCAGGTTGCCAACATGACATTCGCGGGCATGAGGTTGATCCTGCGGAACGCTTCTCTCATACTGGTGCGGGTCGTTTTCTTAGCCATCTGTAAGCAGTCCAATCTTAAAATAATTCGCCAATCCAATTCCGAAAACCGCGAGCAACAAGCCATGCATAATGTCAAGCTGATCGCCATCCCAAAGTTCGCTAAAAATAAACGTGGCCCATACAACCGCAAAACTCATCCATAAGAAAAGGTGGGGCACTATCCGTTTCCATTTCATATCGGAGCCGGCCGCGTCTGGTGTCTTTTCAGTTCGATCGTGCATCCTTTACATCTCCTTTTCAGATCGCCCGGGTACAACTTCCACTCTTCCCGCCACATCCCACAGATGGATCGATAAAATCGAGCATAGGGATATTTGACATCGAAGGCATGGAAAACCTTGCCCTTCGGAAGTCGCGCCCAGGCAATCATCCAAAGAAGCCTCCCCACCACAGCAGGGCGACTTCCGCCAAGATGGCGACAGATGTCAGGCCAATGCTATACTTTCCCTTTGACTCGCCGTCCTTTGCCAGCGCGACAGCCCAAGTCATAGCCAATAGGGCAATCATTATTATCTGCGGTGCGTTCATTTCAGGATCTCCCATATCCGCATAATCACAAACCAGCCAAGCTCCGACTTTGAGATACCGAGCTTCTTCAGGGCGCGGAGCGAGTAAGCGTTGACCGTTCCCATCGGCTTGTTTGTGTTCTTGGCAATTGAGGCATTGGATTCGCCCCGCAGCGCCAGCATCAAAATTTCCTTCTCCGAGCTGGACAGGCCATATCCCTCGAAAGGTCGTTTCAGAATAGCCCTGATCTGCAAGACTTTATGTATCGGATTCATCACCACACCCCTATCGCATCAAGATACCTTTCCAACGCCAGCCCCAAGAAAACGCCCATGAATACACCAGCTGCCATAAAGAACGCTGTTGCCAAGAGCGATTCGCGTTCGTCAGTCTTTAGCATCGGTCACTCCTTGGGCAGTTTCATGTTCGGCCTGCCGTTGCATTTCTTCTTCGTATTCGATCTGTTGTTGTTCTCGATATTCCCTTTCTTCTTGGGCGAGCCACGCTTGATGTTGGGCTTCTCGTTCTTCTTCTTCGCGTCTACGATCTTCGCCCGCATACTTACCGAAGCGCCATGCTTGGTCGGCTTCTTCGCAGTAGGGTTGATCTCGGTTTTCTCTTGCTCGTTCCGAATATGGATTTGATGGTCCCCATCCTCTGTGACCGGCTTCCTCGCCTTCACGACGAGCTTTCCAAGGATCTGGACATTCATCGTCAAAGTAGCTCATCCTCCACCTCCTATAAACCTACCGTGACCTAGAACCTGCAACTTCTTTCGTAATCAATATCCACCAACAGCTTTTCCAGTTGGTTCTTCTTGTGCTTGCCCATTGGCTGGCCTTTGCGCCTGTCGAAGCGCAGCTTATTCGAGATTCTGACGTATGCGCTATCTAGCTGGGCGGCGCTGAAGTGTCGATAGGTGCGGATCTTAGGCTTTAGGTCCGCCATGCTGCGCCTCCCATTCTTCCAGGGCCTTGTCGTAATCCCCGTCGTAGGCATCGACAAACTCTTTCATCTGTTCTTCGTCCCATTGCGCCTGCTTCATCTTGTTGTAGAGCTTCGATCGTGCGTCAGACTTCGGCGTTTGCTTATCCGCGAATGCCTGAGCTCTTTCCATCTCAGCACTTGAGTTCGCATCTGGATCGTCGCCGGTTTCAATAAGGAACGTCTGCCGAAGTGCGTACTTCAATAGTCCAGTCGCGGCCTTGTTGCCGGCCTTATCGCCCGCATCCATCCCCTCGCCCATTGCGTGAACGTCAATGTGAGTATCGCTGATCGGATGATCGAAGCGCACAATCCCGTGGGCGGTGACATGGTTCATCACCGTTCCGCTCTTGGCGGTAAAACTCTCCTGGTTAATTTCCACGATGTCAGCAACGTAGCAATGGATCCCGGCCTTAATCATCGCGGGACGCAGGGCTCTAATCAATGCAGCCTCGCCAGCGAAGGTATAAGGTAGCCCGCCCTTCGCTTCCTTCTGGACGTACCCGACCTCCTTCATTACCTCGAGAATTGCTTTTCCGATGTTACCTTTTGCTTCTGTCATGCTTCCTCCTGTGAGGCGAGGGCTTCAAGCCACTTATTATTGATAAGCCAATCCCAATCAGCAAGATCGCCATTTAGGTGAAGGCCGTCTACTCCCCTGCTCTCAGCTATCAGGTCATTTATCTGTCGCTCAAGTTCCTCCAATCCCTCCACCCGCTGTTCGAGTTGGCGCACCTCTTCTACATCCAGCCTGTTTAGCGTCGCCCCTGTTGCATTTTCCAGCCAAGAATAGGCATCTTCAATTCGGTCGCTCAGTTTGTCAGTCATCGATCCCTTCATCCTTCCCTAGCTCCTCCCCAAAAGCGTTCAGCGAATCGACGATCATCTGTGCATCAATCTCGTCATAGACCTCCGCTACAAACTTCGCCTGATACTTACTGGACACAAAGAACTTCCGCGTGTCGCCGTAGCGCATCTTGCTTAGATAGAACGGCCTCATCAGCTTGTCAGTCATCGACCTTCGCTATCGCCTTGTCTAGTGCTGTCATTACCCCGAAGTCTCCATTACCTACTAGCGTCAACTTACCGATCATGTTGCGCGCCAGCTCACACGCATTCAGCAGCTCAGGCGCTGCCGCTTGCAACCGTGCGTTAGGCCACAGCTCGTCATCTCTACCTATCTCCGCATATGCTGTGCCTACGCGCCCCCAACCTGGACCTTCTGGCCCGAATATGGGAACTGTCTGTATCCCGTCATCGTCCAACTGAATCTCTTTGCCCGCTATCCACGGTCCCTTTGTAAACATTATTGTCCCTTCCTGTTCTTTGCTAGTCCCGCTTTTATTGCTTGACTATGGCTTTCACCCCTAGACGTTCGCCCGTGCAGTTCCCTGTCATTTGCATTGTCTTGTGCTGTGCCCCAAGCAAGATTATCGGCACGATTGTTTTCTTTGTTTCCGTCAAGATGACGCAAATCAGTAACGCCAATTGGGGCTTCAGACAAATGATGGAATGCTACCAGCTGATGCACTTTCCGCGGCCGACGCTCGCCCCCTATCGTCAAGCGAACTCGCAAGTAACCACCCCGGTCCATGTCTTGAATAAGCTTGCGGCGACCATAGCCGCGCCAGTTGTGAGCAATTGAATATACCTGCCCGTCTTTTGTCACTTCGTATCCCTTAGTGTGTGTCATCGTAAGCCTTGAGGTACACCGACAAAATCAAGTGCCTCTTTCTTGGTTTTGACTCCGCACACTGACATATCTCTGCTTTCAATGTCTTGAGCAAACCAAAGTAGCGGATTGCCATACTCGGGATCGCTGTAGACTTCATCCTGAAGATGAGCGCGCCATACGGCGACCTTTTTTCCATCAAAGTGATAAACAGTTTTCATCCCGACTGTACTAGGCATCCAAGCCCTCCTTATTCAACCCGTAATCCTTATAAATGGAATGCAGCGCGGCCTCGTCAAGCGCCGGCAGATTCTTATAAAAGGCAATGATCTTCCGCGCCTCCTCCTGGGTCATAAGCTTCCTCAAGACAAGTGCAGAGATTCCGTCAACTAATTTCTGATGGGGTTCGTTGGTTATCATTGTGCATAAATTCTACATCATATTGACACACTTGTCAACACATGTTATCATGCTGGCATGGACAAGACACAATCCAAACGCAAGAGCCTGCATTTACATCTTCGGTGGAGCCCACAAGACGAAGAACGATTGGCGAAGGTTATGGAAGTCTATAATCTCAACCGCTCCGAAGCTGTGCGCGCGTGTGTGCGGTTGACCGCGGATCAAATCAAGATCCGCGAACTTGCGAAATGAAAAGATGGGAATATCCGAAAGGAAGTTGTTCACATGAAATTCGTCCCAGATGATCCAGATCAACAATCCGATGTCCCATTCCTAGAAGACGCGCGCGCAGATGATGGTTGGAAAGGTCAGAGTACCAGCAAATCTATTGAGCAATTGCGCGCTGAAATATCGGCAGAGATCGGACGGCTTGGCGGAACCATGACGCGTTTCATGCGCGGAGAATATGAGATCCAAGGACAGAAGCGTCCAGGAGCAATCATCGAATACAACATCGTTTCTCTCGACGGTCAGGGATTTCGGGGCCGAATCGATGTCGCAGGATTGCCGTTTGAGAAATCGAAAGGCCGACAAGATTCAGAACGCACGAATCGAAACCGTCGCGACAAGAGCCTGCAGATGGCACTCTTCAATATACGGGAAGGGTTACAGGGTAGCCGAATTCTCCAAACGCTTTCGCCAGGATATGCGGCGTTGGTTCCCTGGCTTCTCACTGATAGCGGCCAAACTTTCGGGCAGCTTTGGAGGGAAGGACTTGGAACGGCGGCTCTGCCAGCGCCGACAAAAGATGGCGAAGTGGTCGAAGCCGAATTCACGGAAATCGATGACTAACTCTGGCGCGCTACGTGATAAAATAGCCTTCGTAACGCTTTGTTACGCCCTTCTATGCCTACAAAAGCCGAAATCAAGGAACTATATCAAGAATTGAAATCATGGCGCAAGGTAGCCGCCTTGGTAGGAGTTCATCCTTACACCGCTTGGCGCTATGCCTTGACTGATTGGGAGCCGAAGCGCGACGATCTTAGAGAAGCGTTCGGGCTCGATCCGTTTCCAAAGATAGACTTCATACGACAGATCAGAAACGAAGAAGGACGGTTCACATAAGGTTGGAGGAGAGATGCCCAACCATCCACAAATGAGCGAGCTTGCCGACGAACACGGGATGGATCTTCATTACGGGAGGGAAGCAATGCCTGAGCATGTGCATGAGTGGGGACAGGTCATAACGACTGTTGTGAATTATTCAGGTGCGACAATCGGCGGGCCAGATATAACAACCATATGCGATTGCGGAGAGACGATGCCATTAGCAGAGACCCTACGTCACTTCAACGCTGTGGAAAGGTTGAGCGGGAGGCAGGCCACCTACACAGGAAAGAACCATAGGGAATATATCGGCGACATAGCGGCTGACGCTCTTTTGGCCTACGCCGCCGCATTAATTGGAAAAGCCCTCACGCCGTGAGGGCCTTCCCCATCAAGAAAGAACGCGTGATTACTTTTCTTATTCTACATCATGCTTCTAGCACTTCCTTTCCGATCACATCGTAAATCTTCTGTGCGGCCTTAAACGCAGTTGTAGCGTATCCGGCGAGCAAAATCCCAAAGGCAGAAAATGTACTTGGATCGTTTAGATCAAGCGGCGGAATGACTGTGCTTGCTGCGGTGAACCAAACGGCCAGTCCAAGAGCCACGAAAAAGATGACCGCCTTCTTGAGATCCAACAGCGGCTCAAGTTTCGGCCAACGTTTCACCAAAACCTTGAAGACCTGATTGAACAGGAATCCCACGAACAACGTCACCGTTGTTACGATAGTCCAATTGATAACAATCTCATCTAACATGCTTACCTCCAACAGAAACGCGGTCTGAACCGCCGCGTCGGTAGCGCCGTACATTCTTCTTCGATTTCAGGCATCACCTCCCACTGTCCTAAACCCTCCCGATAGCCGAGAGTTGCGAGCCACTCCCCAATCAAATCATCTTCCCCTGCACGAACGGTAAGCTCGGCCCGAAAGACTGGAAGCCAGTAATCCAACACCCTATCGGCATATGCCCATCCTCCATGTCTTCCGCAAAGACCATCGGCCAACCTCTTTAGACCACAATTATAGCCCGCTAATGCGTGACGTATGTTCTCCGACTGGCGCAAGGTATCGGCCAGCAAATCCATTCCCTTATAGATATTGTACGCGGGGTCGCGTAGCTGCTCGCGAGTACCGATCCACGGCCGAGGCCCAATCTGCAAAAGCCCCATCGATCCCCAGGTATCATCGGCCTCCGCATAAGGATTCCCCTGACTCTCCTGCGCCATCACCGCTAGAATCCAGGCGGGATCTAATTGAGGGAAGTCGGGATGCCATCTGTGGACAAGTGGAAGCCACCGAACGACATTGTGAATTAGCCATTCGGGAGGATTTTCTGGTGCTGGCGGTTGATAGAGCGGAGCCCTTGCTGCGGTAACTGCCAGCCATACCGCAAGCAGGGCGCGGGTCAACAGAACCCGCGTATCTCCAGACTTTCATCATCGGTCATTGATCGTCTCCCTCATCCACTCGCGCAGATCGGTGTCGGCAATCATGCCCCGCATCGGTTTCTCATCCTGAAAGATTGGAGTGTCACCTCTGATAATGTACGGCTCTTCAAGTTGAACCCAACGCACATCATAGTCAGAAGTTTTGATCTTCCACCCCAACCGGAATAACCAATAAAGCTGCTCGATATTTGAAAGATCGGTTTCAAACAGATCACCCCATCGCGAATAGACTACATTAGCCGCCGCCCTGGGATCTTCTAGGAAGAAGGTACTACCCCGCGCCCACAGCTCTGCAAGCACCTGAAACACCCGTTGGCCCGCATCATAGCTTCCCATCCCCCAATTGTTTTCATTATCTCTGAGATAGGCCAGTGTCTCTGTTCCATCCATTCCCAGATCGTCAACCAACAGCTCGAAGGAATCCATGTTGATGTAGTGGATCCCCTGAATAGAAACCCCGAAGGCTCTTTGGAAATAATTGTGCAGCCCCTGCCATCCCTCGCGATCCCAAACCCCGAATAACCATTGAGCGGATAAACCGGAAACTGGTACATACAGGTTTCGTGGAAATTGAACTACCGTGATCTGCATCGGATCAGTCTCGAGTACAGATACAAGCACGATCACATCCGTCTTGTCGCCCCAATCTGTACCCTCGCGGTGTGCGCGGTAGTCACCACCAAGTAAGAGCCAATTCGTTCGTTCAAAAGCCGGTACAGGGGTTAGTGTAGGCTCGGGAATTTGAGTCGGAGCAAACTCCGTCGCCATAATCTCGGTCTGTATTGGCCCAATAAAAGCAGGCTCTTCAGGATCGGGAATCGGCGCGGCAACACAAGCCGTTAGCAGCAAGGCAAAAACTAGGATTGTTTTCATGGGGGGGATGAAGCTATGAAAGTCTCATTGGGCACTGGCGAACGCAGCGGCGATTATCAGGCTGGCGACTATCAATACAATCGGGAGCAGTAGCTTTTCGGTGAACCACTTGAAGGTAATCGGCTGTCCGTTTCCAGGCGGCAATGTTACGCCGCATCCATTGATGACGTTCTTCATTCGCTTCTCGATTTCATCAGGCATCTTCGAAAGCGTATCGCTGTTTTTATCTACCTTGGTTTCGATGACTGGAATACGAGAAAGCTTTACGTCTACGCCTCCTCGCCACTCAAACCATTCTGGCGGAACGTCGCCCGCTTGTCGTGGTTGATCTGGTAATCCCATTATTCATTCTCCCTTAATCCAACGTCTATAACCCCCGCGAATGTGTCTCCCTTGAATGGAATTTTCTCACCTACAGGCGGCGGAGGCGGCGGTGCTTCATCATCCCAGGTGTCGTCAGCCCACTTCTTTAGGAAGTAATTGAGATCGGTCTTTGGCCTCTCGTTCGGGCGCGCTATTGGCGAAACAATCCCTGAGCTGGTGAACTGCCAGCCGATTTCGTTCTCCACTTTAAACCCCGTAGGTATCCGCGGGGTGAAATTGTTGTGAATAGGAAGTAACGGGTCCATCTCGGAAAAACGCTCTGCGGGAACCCATTGTCCATTCTCGTTCTGCTTTACGAAGATGTAGTGAGCGATCCAGACATCTTCATTCTCTTCCCACCCATGCTCTACCTTGCTGTTCCAGAACCACGCAGCAGTATAAATCACAACCGGAACGTCGTAGGTCGATCTCAGGAAGTCCAGCCCGTCCCGAATGTCCTTAGTGATTACCGAAGGGCTGCGCCCGAAGTGGCTCTCGCAGTCATAGACAATCAGCTTGTGGTCTTTCCCGTCAAGGGCCTTCTTCCACATCGACCTTTGGTTCCAGGTCGGATCGTTGTTGACATAAGCAGCTCGTCGGAAGGCCGACGCACTCGACCAGTTGTATTCCCAATCTGCGTCAATGTAGCTGGTAGCGCAGGCTCGTAAGATGACGATCGGAACATCGGGATTCGCAGCTCTTAGCCGCGGGAAATCAATCCTGCCCTGCTCCCGATTGCTAAGGGAGTTCGCCCAGTTGTTATATTGGGAGAGATCGAAGCCCTTTTCGTTCTTAGCTAACTCAGGCCAACTCATCCTCTGGTCCTCTCTAATTCTAGCTGCTGCTGTGCCAGAATCACATCAAGTTCGTTCGGCTTTCCGGTTGTGATCGTACAGATTTCTTTACGGTCATCGTAGCTTGTTTTGGTAATCAAGAAAACAAGGTCATCGGTTCCTAGCGCGGGGTCTCTCAGGAAATTCTCTACGCGTATTCGCTTGCCCGCTTTTATCTCTGAGGCCGGGATTAAGTTCCCGCTCTTAGCTCGGATAGAACCCTTTATCTTGATGCGCCGCGTCATGTGCCACACGGGGTCTTTATGAGACGCCAGAAACCTCCGCCCGAAATTCGTAGCCGTGGTTACGTCGCCGTGCCGGATCCTCAATGGGTAATCTCTTTGGCCCCAATCGGTTATAGAGTCGGTGTCCTTCAGGTTGGCGTCGTCGTCCGGGGTCACAAATTGCGTAAAGCCCTGCTCGTCGCGGTACTCAACTACGATCCAGTTCCAGACGTTGTTCTCGTCGGAGCCTATGTAGCCCTCCGAGATGTCGAAGGGCGGCTCTAGTGTCTCTTCATCCACCCGCACCGCATAGTCGTAATCTGTAAGAACGGGGTACTGCTCCACAAATAAAAGCGGCTTGGCATCAGTGGATAATTCAGAAGCCAGCACTCCCACCGCCCAGCGGTTTTGTGAGGAGTCCCCGTAGCTTGCCGCGTTCATCAAGATGTCTGCTACGGTAGGAAACCTATCCGCGATGAACGGAACCAGACTTAGCGTGTTGTCGTCAATCTCGAATTCGTCAGAACTAAGGTCCGTCAACTCCGCCCGGATGTCCTTAGCGATCTCTGTGAGGTTCACGGTAGCTAAACTCGCTGGCGCGTGGTTCATGGTGGCGTACACAACAATGTTTGAGAACTCGACGTACACGCTCTGATCTGCGGGCGTTGTCTGTGCGCCGTTCGAAAAGAATTGGATCTCTAGCACCTCACAGCCTGAGGCGGGTTCTTCGTTTTGGTTGGCCGCGTTCGCGGTTGCCGTGAGCGTAAGTAAATCGGTCGCGTTAGTGATGTCTCGAATCTTCGCGGTCCATTGTTGAGCACCTTCCGAGAAGTCATAATCAAAATCAATACGCCGGATCTCCTCGCCGGTCGGGGCCTCGTATCTCAGCCGCGTGCGATCGAGATCCCCCCAATCCACTCCCGACTGAGGCACCATACGCAACAGGTTCTTTGAGTTTTCATGATCGTATCGAGAATAGCTTGTCTGCTCGGCATGGAAGTCAGCTTCAGTCGCGTTGAGCCAAACATCCGCTGAGGTACGCATGTCCGCGTAGAGCCTTCGCAATCTCCGCGACCCCAGATAAGCCCCCCAATAGCCCAACGCCTCAATCTTTATTCCCTCGGTGTTTTGTTGAAGAGCTCTGTCTAAGTCTCCGATCTTGCCCTCGAATACCGTCGTGAGGCCGTTTCGGATCACAAGACGTTGCGCGCCTTTGACGAGCCACGCGCGAGCAATATCTCGGGGCACGAGCATCGAAGCGTTAAGATACAAGCCTCCGGGATAGCCTGTGGAAAATCGGAGGTTCTCTGCTAGATCAAACTCGCCCGTTATGTCCGTGATCTGAGTGGTTCCAGAAGAAAAGATTGCTATGCGAAGATCGCTCATCTTATAGCAGCGACCATCGGGGCCTGACGTTGATCGTGTATGTCATTCCCCAAGTAATTAGCGTTTCTTCGTGGATGTCTCCAGCTACGGAAATTAGAATGTTTAACTTGTTCGGTCTCAATTCCAGCGCGTCACCCGATACCGGCGCAAGCTCTTGAATTATGTTATTAGCACCATAGACTACGGCCTGATGTAATCTATACCGAACATTCGGTTCCGCGCTTGCCACAGCCGTTGGCCCGATCTTCACAACGGGGCGCGGCAAGACGCTTATATAGTCAATATCAGCCGCCGCAGAGCCGGTTGTCCGTTTGAGTAGAAGATTTAGCGACGCTCCGGAACCTATCAAATCCGGCGGCCATATTTTCGCCTGAACGGGTATAGCTAGAGTCAGTGTTTTTTCAAGCTCGAAGGTGGATGCATCCGGGGTAACGGATATAAAGTCTGGATCAACCGTTGGGCCGCCCGTTAATTCAAGCTGGGCCTGTAAATCTGATCCCGCGTCGCGCATCCGCAAAAACGCGATAAGCTCTCGGCCCCAAAGAGCGTCAAATTCTTGTCGAGATAGACTGCTCCACGCATCTATTGAAGTTTCAGATGTATCGATAGTGATGTTTCGGTAGAAGGCGTTCGATGAACCAGCGTCCGCGGTAACCTCGCCAGCACCCTCGCTGTATAGAAATCCAGGGTCTAGATATTCATTCTCGTTTAAATCAAGTAGGCCAATAAATACCGCCCTTAGCACATTCATGTCGTCGTCTAACACTAAATCGAACTGCGTATCAGCATCGGCTGATCCTGGAATTCCTCCTA